TGGAAACACTGCTGGTGGTTTTGGTAGTAATTCTGGTGGTATGGGTGGTGGTTTCGGAGGAGCAGGAAATGGCGGATTCGGAGGAAATACGACAATGGGTGGGACACCAGCATTTGGCGCACCTCAAACAGGAGGATTCGGTGGGGGTGGTTTTAATTCATCAACACCAACACCAGCAGCTGGTGGGTTTGGTAGTCCAGCAGGCGCAGGTAGCTTTGGAAGCGCACCTACAACAACTCCAGCGCCAGCAGCAGTAACCCCTGTTTTACATCCTGATGATCCCCCAACAAGAAATACTCGTAACGACGGATAAATATGAAAATCGATGATACATTATCTGAGGTATTTGATACAATACCTCAACAAAAACAACTTGAGGTGATTGATAATACTACTGGTGAGATTGTAAAAACACCAGAAGGTAAAATTGAAACCGACTATGAAACAACCAGAGCAAACCTACGTGAACTTTTAATAACTGGACAGAATGCTCTGTATCATGCTTTAGAAGTTGCTAAACAATCTGAACACCCACGTGCGTTTGAAGTTGTGGGCAACCTTATGAAACAGTTAGCTGATGTAAACCAACAACTATTGGACATACATCAGCAGAAACAAAAATTGGATGCTCCGAAAAAGGGTGCTGATAAAGTAACGAATAATGCTATCTTTGTTGGTAGCACTGCTGAGTTGAATAAGTTAATTAATAAGATGAATAAAGGAGAATAATCATGGCATTACCAGTAATGAGCACACCAACATATAATTTGGTGATACCTTCAAGTGGAGCGACAGTAAAGTATCGTCCATTTTTAGTTAAAGAAGAAAAAGCATTATTAATCGCGCAGCAAAGTGAAGACATTGCAGTTATGGTTGATAGTCTAAGACGTGTAATCATGGATTGCATAATGGATAAAATTGATGCTGATAAACTAGCGACATTTGATCTAGAATATATCTTTACTCAAATTAGAGCAAAGTCAGTTGGAGAGAAGGTTGATTTAATGTTCGCATGTGATACTGATCACGGTGACGACAATGAAAAAGCCAAAACTAAGATTACTATTGATTTAACTACTCTAACTGTAGATAAACCTGCTGATCATAATCCAAAGATTGAATTGTTTGGTGATGTTGGTGTTATGATGAAGTATCCTTCTATTGATGTTATTAAGAAGCTCGAAGGTTTAGATGCAGAAGATATTAATGTAATCTTTGATGTCATAGCTGCTTCTGTTGATTTTATCTATGAAGGCGATACGATTCATTATGCAAAAGAACAAAAGAAAGATGACATAGTACAGTTCCTTGGTAATCTAACTTCTGAGCAGTTTTTAAAAGTTCAGAACTTTTTCCAAACTATGCCAAGACTTAGAAAAGAAGTAGAATATAAATGTCCAATCTGTCAGAAAGAACATTTTAAAGTCCTGGAGGGACTCCAAAGTTTTTTTTAGTATGCCTCAGTCACGAATCGCTCCATAACTACTATAGAATGAATTTTGCGCTGAAACAGTATCACCAATGGAGTTTAACTGAGATTGAGGATATGATACCGTTTGAAAGAGAAGTATACGTTGCCATGTTAATACAGTATCTAGAAGAAGAAAAGAAAAGAATAGAAGCCCAAAAGAGCCAACAAAGAAGGTAAATTAAATGGCAAAACCACCAGTCACCGTACACGTTTCTTCAAGTACGTTCCAAAGTCTACTAGACTCACAACAGGCTTCATTACACGAACTTCAAGGTGTTCGTAAGTTAATGGAGCTTTCAAATGAGTTATCTAAGAGAGCAAGCGTAGATTCAATCGCTGCTGGTGCGGGATCGGGTGGACCACAAAAAATACAAATTGATATTCTTGGTCAAATTAAAGAGCAAGTAAAATTAACACGTCAGCGTGGTAAGTCTCAGGATGAATTTGAAGCTGAGTGGCGTAAAGAAGCTGCAGATATAGCAGAAATGTCTAAAGGAATGAGGACATTTAAAACCCTTGGTGAAAAACTACAAGATAAGAAAGATGGTATTAAAGGTGCTCTCTCTGCGGATAGTCTTAAGTCTGGATTACTAAAGAGTTTAAATTTTGGTGGTATGCTTGATAAAGTAATTGCCAAAGGCGACTTTATTAAACAACAAAAAGCACTTGGTAGTGGGCAGTCTAATAAATCTTTAGGTGCTGATTTTGAGGCGCATAATAATGCTCTAAAAGCATCAAAGAAAAATGAAGCTGAAATTTCTAAAGTTAAGACCGCTGCAAAAACAGATAATGAAGATCTTCTGCGTCAAAAGAATCCAGAATTTGCTGCACTATTAGATAAACGTAGAGAACACGCTGATACCTTATCTACTCATAATAGAGCATATGATGCTGCAGCCCCAAAGAGTGATGGACCAATTCGTCGTATAGACGATAGAGGGATGGCTCCAATCCCAACTGCTAATAAGTCTTCAACACAAACTGCTGCTGAACAAACACAAGGTGCTGAACAGCAAGAAGAACAAATGCGAGCAGTTGGTCATCAGACTGAACTGCTCGAGAAGATTGAGAAAAATACTGGTGGTAAATCTGCTGATCAAAAAGCGCAGTCTGCCAGTGGTGAGGGTGGTAGCGGAATATTAGCAGGTATAGGCGCAGGTCTTAAAGCAATTGGTGGTGGTCTTAAAGGATTTGGTGAAGGTGCTGGTAAAGGTATTAAGGGTTTATTAACAGGTATTGCTGAAGGTATTGCCGCATTTGGTAAGACAAATGTTATTAAAGGTGCTGCAGCCATGGTTATCCTCGCTGGCGCATTATACATAACTGGAAAAGCACTTCAAGAATTTGGTAAAGTTGAATGGGAAAGTATCGCTAAAGGTGGCGTTGCTTTATTAGGTCTAGCAGGTATTGCTATGTTACTTGGTAAAGGTTCAACTGAGATGATTAAAGGTGGTCTAGCAATTGCTATTCTTGGTGGTGCATTATGGGTGGCAGGAAAAGGGTTCCAAACTTTTGCTGAGTTAGATTGGGAAGGTATCGCTAAAGGATTAGTTGCACTTCTAGGACTAGGTGCAGTTGCTGCAGTTCTTGGTCTAGCATTACCATTTATTATTCCAGGTGCAATTGCTATCGGTGCACTAGGATTAGCATTAGTTCCTTTTGCAGCAGCAATGGCGTTAGCTGGTCCAGCAATGGACGAGTTTGCTTCTGGTATGGAACGTCTATCTAAGATTAGTGGCGATGATCTATTAAAGATAGCATTAGGTATTGGCGCAGTTGGTGTTGCAATGGCTGCGTTTGGTGCAGGTCAAGCAGTTGCTGGTCTTGGTAATTTAGTCGGAAGATTCTTAACACTTGGTACTGATAGCCCAGTTGATCAATTAATTAAAATTGGTAATGCTGGCGAAGGTGTTATGAAAGCTGCTCAAGGTTTATCAAAACTAAGTGATGCAATGCAAGGTTTCGGCAAAGTAGATAAGAAGGGAATGGAAGCAGTAAATGATTTCCCTTGGATCCGAGCAACAGCATTCGTTGCTGCTGGTGGTGCTATGGAAGCTGCTGGGAATAAAGTATATAATGCGTCAAAGGGTAACGCTGATGAGAAAGCAGTTGCTGGCGCAAATGCTGGTGGTAATAAAACTAATATTGTTAATGCTCCAGTTAATACTAATAATACCACAAATAAAGCAGAGATTCGTCCACCAATTAGGAATCAAGAATCATCTCAAACAAAGTATCTCGCTACGAAATACGCATAATGAAAAAGGGAGCGTTTAGCTCCCTTTTTCATTTCTGTTTCTAATTAACGATTCATTATATACATTGTAACTTCGAATCCGTAACGCATTTCAACTGCTTCTGGTTTTGTCCACATAATTAACTCCTAGAAGATTAACAGAAAATCCTGTCATATATACTTAGTGATAACGACAGGATTTTCATCTAGTGAATATCATTAAACAGAAGTAGTGTTTACGCCTATTCTTCAGCTGCAATTTTCTTAAAGTAAGACATTACATCTTCATCGTCATCACCATCGTTGATCTCTGGCATCTTTGGTGCTGGTTTAGAAGTAAACGTAGGTGCTTGCGCAACTGGACGATCTTCTTCAGACATTTGAGCAGCAGATTTGCCAGCGAATGTATCACCAGAAAGAACTGCGTCAAGTTTCTTCTTCAATTCATCATAAGACTTGAAGTTGCTACGATCGGTAAACTCAGACAACTTATACTGAGCATTAACGATACGAACAATTTCTTCATCTTCTTCAGCTACAGGACATGGGTCAGAAAACACGGACTCATCGTAGTTAGCATAACCATCTTTCTTGCGCATACGCAATTTAAAGTTGGCACCTTCCCACAAATCAAACACGTTTACTGGCTTTTCATCCTCGAATGTTGGACGAGCCTTATCCATAATCTTATCAAAGATTTTCTTGCCGAACTTAAACAAGAATACCTTACCTTCATTCTCAGGGTGTTTTGGGTCAGACACAATGAGTACGTTGGCAGTAAAAGACAACTTACGCTTTTGTTTACGAGCGATCTCTTTGTTAGCATCAG